CGGCTGGCAGGATCTTGCTCCCACGCAGGCACAGGCGGCGTTCTGCACGGGTTACAGCGTCAAGTTGGGGGAGTGACATGAAGAGTCTACTGCCGATCAATAGCACCCAGTTGGAGCGTGCGATTGAGGCGGCGAGCGTGGATCGAACCGTGATCCCGCTGCGCTCTCTCTACAACCCTACGACGTGCCCCGTTCATTTGCTGCCCCACCTTGCGTGGGCCTGGTCTGTTGATCGCTGGGACGACCGCTGGACGGAGGCGGCCAAGCGCAATGCCATACGAGCATCGTTTTACATCCATTCCCGCAAAGGAACCATTGGCGCACTGCGCCGCGTGGTAGAGCCGCTTGGCTACCTGCTTGAGGTGATCGAGTGGTGGCAGACGGTGCCTGAAGGGGGGCCGGGCACGTTCGCCCTGAAGGTCGGTGTGCTGGACACCGGCATTACCGAAGAAATGTACGAAGAGCTGACCCGGCTCATTGATGACGCCAAGCCTGTCAGTCGGCACATGACCGGCCTTGCGATCAGCCTGGAGACCACCGGTTACATCGGCATCGGCGCCTGTGTAAGCGAGGGTGAAGTGATCGACGTTTATCCACCAACCCCCCGCGATATCGAGGTGACCGGCACTTATGGCCTGGTCATGTGTATTGATGAAATTGACACCCTGGACGTGTACCCATGATTGATCAAAACAGTCAGTTCTTCGCCATTCTCACGGCAGTGGGGGAGGCGAAACAGGCAAACGCTACCGCCCTGGGCCAGCCCTGGACCTTCTCCCAAATGGGCGTGGGTGATGCCAACGGCACCGACCCAATCCCCAGCCGAGCGCAAACGCGCCTGATCAACGAATGGCGCCGCGCGGGGGTCAATCAGGTGCGAACCGATCCGGCCAACCCGAACATCATCATCACCGAGCAGGTTATCCCGGCAGACGTGGGCGGTAAGTGGATCCGGGAAATTGCTCTGTATGACGCCGACGGCGACATGGTGGCGGTGGCCAACTGTGCGCCCAGCTTCAAGCCTTTGCTTGTGCAGGGGACTGGCAAAACCCAAATCATTCGGATGAATTTCATCGTCGCGAATACCGCGAGCGTCGTCCTGAAGATTGACCCGGCGATTGTCCTCGCAACCCGAGAGTATGTTGACCTCAAGGTCGCGGAAGAAATTGGCAAGCTCGATTTGAAGCAATCCGTTGTGGTTGCAACCCTGAATAGCATTGCGTTGGGAGGCCTTCAAACTATCGACGGCATTGCCCTGGAGGCGGGGGCGCGCGTGCTGGTGAGAAAGCAGCAGGTAGCCAGTCAAAACGGTATTTATATCGCGGCGTCGGGAAATTGGGTTAGGTCTTCTGATGCGGACACCAGTGCAAAGGTTACCTCGGCGCTGACTGTTGGAGTTGAGCGCGGCGCAACTTACGCTGATTCAGTGTGGACGTTGACCACGGACGGTCCTGTGGTTATTGGCACGACCGCATTGAACTTCGAATTGCTAGCTGCCACTGCAAAAGAAGTTGCTGGCGTATTTACGAGCGTAACGGTCGATAAATTCGGTCGAGTGCTGGCGGGCACGGCTCCGACTACTTTGGCGGGTCACGGCATTACCGACACCTACACCAAGGACGAAATCGCGGCAATGATTGCCCAGGCCTCGGCGCTGCCGGTGGGCTCGATGATCGGTTTCCCGGTGAACAAGGTAGCGCCTGGCTTTCTGGAGTTGGATGGCAGCGTCAAAAGCGCGGCCGCTTATCCAGACCTGGCCACGTTCCTGGGCGGGGCGTTCAACAAGGGCGACGAGGGTGCTGGAAACTTCCGTCTCCCAGAGTCGCGTGGTGAGTTTCTGCGGGGTTGGGACCACGGTCGCGGGGTAAATCCTGGCCGAGGTATTGGCACGCTTGAACTCGACATGTTCAAGAGCCATACCCACGGCGCGAAGGTCAACCAGGCAGCGGCGGGTGGTGGATTCACGACCATTTATAGCACCGGCACACAAAACAACAGCGAAACGTACATACAGGCTGAGGGCGGCACCGAAACTCGGCCCCGCAACTTGGCTGTGATGTGGTGCATCAAGGCCTGGAACGCGCCGATCAATCAGGGAAATATTGATATTGCCGCGCTTGCTACGTTGGCTGCCCTGGCGACGGAAAACAATCAGGGTACAGCCAAGATCGCCACCCAATCCCAGGTTGATTTGGGCGTTGACGATGCAACGATTGTCACCCCGAAAAAACTTCGTGCTGGCTTTCGGGTTTCGCTGGGGGCCAATGGTTATATCTGTTTCCCGAGCTGGATGGGCGGTTTGGTCTGGCAGTGGGGGAACAAGGCGTTTACGTCTGGCGCGTCGTCGCCTTTCGCCATGCCTTTCCCGGTTGAGGCGCTTATTGCTTGGGCGGTCCCCAACTCAATCGTGGGTGGTAGCCCAAGCACTGTGGCGGCCAACGTCCAGTCTTTGACCACCAACGCAATGATTCTTAGCTGGACTGCCGGCGGGACTTACAACTTCTTCTGGTTCGCATTGGGGCGCTGATATGTCGGGAATGTTTGGTGTTTTTGATGATGACGGCCTATTTCAGCGGCTGCTTATTTCTGGCGTTCACTCGATCCCGCCGAGCGCCGTCAAGCTTAGCGATGCCATGGCAAACGGGATTCTTCAGGGGCCTGATTTGGTTTGGCGAATTGACGGGAAGGGCGTTGTGTCGTCGGCAGAGCCTGAGCCTTTGCCAGTTACTCGCGAGCAGGTCGAAGCCCTGCGGCTGCGCGCTTACGCTGATCCTCTGACTGGATCCGATCGTCACTTCGCTGAGGCCCAGCGTATGCAGGTGATGGGGGAAGATGGGTGGGAGGGGGTGCGCGCTGCTGGCGTCGCTCGCTTCGAGGCTATTCAATCCCTCTATCCCTGGTCGCCGCCTGATATGGCTGAGCCAAAATGACGCCCCGCACTGACGGGGCGTTTTCTTTTCCGTTACGCGTAACACGAACAACCCACGGCCTCGCTTATGCGGGGCTTTTTCGTTTCTGGAGATTGCCCTATGAGTTTCTTTCACGGTGTGACCGTCACCAATGTGGACACCGGCGCACGTACTATCTCGCTGCCGTCGTCCTCGATTATCGGTCTGTGCGACACCTTTACCCCAGGGCCTAAGGTAACCGCCAAGCCTAACCAGGTGCTGCTGATCACTCGCGAAAGCGAAGCGGTGGCGGCCTGGGGCGAAGACGCGGCGATCACTAAGTCGATCAAGGCGATCTACATGCGCGCCAAGGCCGTGATCGTGGCGTGTGGTGTCGAGAAGCTGGCAACTCCAGCCCTGCAGACCTCGGCCATCATCGGCGGCGTTCTGGCTGACGGACAGCGTACTGGCATGCAGGCGCTGCTGGACGGTAAGAGCCGTTTCAATGCTCAGCCCCGTTTGCTGATTGCCCCAGGTCACAGCGCGACCCAGGCGGTCGCAACGTCGATGGATGCACTCGCCGGCAAGTTGCGCGGCTTGGCCATCGTTGATGGCCCTAACACCACCGATGAGGCGGCCATCGCCTACGCCGAAAACTTCGGCAGCAAGCGCGTGTTTCTGGTGGATCCTGGCGTGCAGACCTGGGACACCGTTCTCAGCGAGACCATTGATGCCCCGGCCTCCGCTTGGGTGGCAGGCCTTTTTGCCTGGACCGATAACGAATACGGCTTCTGGGCCTCGCCGTCGAACAAGGAGTTTGTCGGCATCACCGGCACCACGCGGCCTATCGAATTCCTCGACGGTGACGCGACGTGCCGGGCCAACCTGCTCAACAACGCGAACATCACCACGATTATCCGTGACGACGGCTACCGCCTGTGGGGCAACCGCACCTGTTCCAGCGATCCGAAGTGGGCCTTCGTGACGCGTGTGCGCACCCAGGACATCGTTATGGACGCGATCCTTTACGGGCACAAGTGGGCGGTTGACCGCTCGATCACCAAGACCTACGTCAGCGATGTGACCGAAGGCCTGGAAAACTTCATGCGCGACCTGAAAAAGCAGGGCGCGGTGATCAACTTCGAGGTGTATCCGGACGACGAACTGAACACTGCCAGTCAGCTGGAGCAGGGCAAGGTTTATTGGCGCATCCGCTTCACCGACGTGCCGCCGGCTGAAAACCCTACTTTCCTCGTTGAAGTCACGAATCAGTGGATCACCGAAGTCATCGAAACCAAAGCCTAAGGAGGCTTCGCAATGTCCATGATTCCCCAAACGCTGTTCATGATGAACATGTTTGTCGACGGCATGAGCTTCGCCGGCGACGTGCCCACCTTGAGCTTGCCCAAGCTGAAGATCAAAACCGGCGAGTACCAGGGTGGTGGCATGGATGCCCCCATCGATATGGACCAGGGCATGGAAAAGCTGGAGGCGTCTTTCAGCACCAAAGGTGTACGCCGTGAGGCGATGAAGTTCTTTGGCCTGGCTGATCAGACCGCGTTCAACGCCGTGTTCCGTGGCTCGTTCAAAGGACAGAAGGGGGCAACTACTGCAGTGGTCGCCACCCTTCGCGGGATGGTCTCGGAGCTGGACCCAGGTGAATGGAAGCCGGGCGGCGACGCTGAATTCAAGTACGCCGTCAGCGTCAGTTACTACAAGCTGGAAGTCGCTGGCGTGCGTATGTTTGAAATCGATCCTGTTAACGCGGTTCGCGTTATCAACGGCGTTGACCAACTGACAGCTGTTCGCCGCGACCTCGGCCTTTAAGGAAAATACCCATGCCTCAAGACATCAACAAAATCCCGGAATGGCTGACGATCACCGCTGACTCGGCAACCATCAAACTGTCCAAAATCGTCAAGGTCAATCAGATCGAAACTGATCAGCTGACCATGCGTTCCCCAACCGTTCGCGAGGTTCGTGCCGCGACCAAAGCCGCCCCGGACGATGAGGAGCAAAGCGAAATGATCCTGTTCGCTAGCCTGACGGATGCAGGCCAAAACGATCTGGGAGAACTGAGCGTGCGTGATTACAAGCGCCTGCAGGCCGCCTATTTTCGCCTGGTGCGCGAAGACCGGGTTTAACGAAGAAATACAGAGGAAGCTGGCTCAGCGGCTGGCCCGAGAAATGTCTTTCTCGGCCAGCGAGATCGAGTCTATGCCTTTCTCAACGATGATCTGGTGGCTCAAGGAGTGAGCCGCCTGGACCTTTTCGGAGTGACCCCATGGCGAACAACCTGGCGCTTGGCGTCGTCATCGGCGGTGCTATCAGTTCGACCGTCGGCGCTGCATTCAAGGATGTTGAAGGGCGCATCAAGAAACTCAGTGACCAGGGCACCAAGGCCCGGGTACTTCAAAGCACCATTGGCGACACCATCCGCCTGCGTGATGAGTGGAAAAAAGCCCATGACACCGGCTCTGCCTCTGCAGATGGCCTGCTGAAAAAATTGGAGACCAACCTCAGAACCCTCAAGGATCAGGGCGTCGAGGTCGGAAAGTTGCGTAACGAGTACCAGAAGCTGGGCCAAGTAGCCCGTGGGGCTGAGCTTAAGGCGCTCGGTCACACTCAAATCAAGCAGGGTAAGGACGGGCTAAAAAGCTCGCTCGGTCAGGCCACGGCGCTGTCGGCGGCCGTCGCCATTCCTACCAAGATTTCCGGTGACTATCAGGCGCAAGTGCGCCAGATGTCGCTGTGGGCGCACACCGCCGGCACTGAAGACGAAGGCAAGATGGCCGAAATGGTCTCGACCATTGCGGACGACAAAGGCATGAGTCGTCAGCTGCTCGCCAAGGCGGTCGGTGGCCTGATCGAAAAGGGCGTTGAGTGGAAGGAGGCCAGCGAATACGCGGGCCAAATTGCCGACTTGATCGACGGCCAGGGCATGGAAGCCGAAACCATCGCAACCTTGATCAACTCGTTCAAGGAGGCCGGGGTCAAGAAAGAGGACATGGCCGGCATGCTGGGCCAGGTGGCGGCGGCGGGCGATATCGGCGCCTTTGGCCCCAAGGACATGGCTCGTTATCTGCC